AAGTTTCAGGCACCCACTTGCGGCCTTCGGGCTTGGCGCGTGACACATCGGACAGCAGCACCCACATCAGCGCGTTTTGGTCTGCGTTGCGCGTTTCAGGCTTGATCGTTATAATTGCCCTATCCGGCGCCTTGGCGATCATGTCGCAAGCTAGACTGCGCTGGGCGTCACCAATAAGGCGGATTGTATGGCCGCTCATTTTAGCGCCGCCTTGCGCCGGTCCTTGGCAGCGATAACCTCCGGCAGGTTTTTGTAGGTCACGCCGATATTAGTTTCCCAATATCGGCGCAGTTCCTCGGACGTGTCACAGGCATAAATGCGGGCCAATACGCGGGATATGCCTGTTTGGGTTGGCATCAAAACGCCTCCTTAGTCGCCCAGGAACGCACCACGGCGTCAGGAATATCCATGTGATTGCGCGCAGCATAGGCCTCTGCAAACGCGGCCATAGCAGGCTTGTCGTTTGTAGCAATCCAGTTCACCAGCGCCCGCATGTCTGCGATGTCGTGATAATGGACAGTTCGCATCCCCTTCACGGTGTCCTTTTGCGCGGCGCTGGCTGCTTTACGTGCTTCCATTGCTGCAGACTGCGCTTGTGCAGCTTCGCGCTGGGCTTCGATGTTCGCCGTGTCAGCCGCCGCCGCCTTCGCGTTGGCTTCGCGTTCAGCGTCTTGTGCCGCCTGCCATGCCGCCTTGCGCGCTGTTTCTTTTTCCGCTGCCAGTTTGGCCTTGAATGGTGCAACCGCAGCGACAAGCGTTCCTTGCAGCAGGTCAGCGTCGTCTGTGTAAACCTTGACTGCGGCAACCTCAGCTTTCCACGCCTTGTGAAGCGGGTCGGTTCGCTCTTTCGCCGCCTTAGTCAGATCGGCGCGGTATGTTTTGAACCCCTTGATAAGTTCATCAACCGCGTTCATCTGCGCTTCGTCCGTAACGCTTTCGCCGTCGGACCAGTTTTGCGCCTCGCTGATTATGTCATCATATTGCGCCGTCACAACTTCGATTGGATCGGGCGGGCTGTTTCCGCCGATCACTGCGCGCGTGTTGTCGGTCATTGCGCCGCCTCGCCATGATTTTTGTGGAAGCCGTATTTCAATTCAGCCGCCGCGCGGACGGTTATCGCTTCTGATTTTTCAATGAAATTTCCGAGGTTCTTACATGATCCTTCAACGCAAATTTGAGCTCGCCACTTTGATGTTTGTTTAATCCAATAAACGCCAGTAACACCGCTAGTGTTATTCAAAGACATTGGTAAGTTCTTATGGTTTTCTTGGTTCGTGACTTCGCGCAAGTTCTCAATTCGATTATCTTTTTTGTCGTGGTTTATGTGGTCTATTTGGTCGGTCGGCCATTTATCGTAAGCAATTGCCCAAATAACGCGATGGGCGAAGTAGTGTTTACAAAAAATTCTACCACACAAATAATTTTTCGAACTGTCTGAGGTTAACGCTTCATTACCAGCGTGCCTATTATTCCAAGCGAAAGCGTTATGATCGGCGGCCTGTTTGCCGTCCGTAAAAAACGCCACGTCGCGCTTGCGCCAAAACAGCTTGCCAGTTTTTGGTTCATACCGCAACAGCTTGTGCAACGTATCAATTGTTGGTAAATCTGGTTTTATCATAGTGCAAATGTCCTTGCATATTGATTGGGCGGCTTGAGTGTTTCAGCACTTTCCGCCCATTTTTTTAACGCGCTATAGGCATATTGTCAAAATACTTTTCAATCATTCTGCGCGATCGCTTTGGAATTTCAATTTTGCATCGTCTTTGGCGTCGATCACGGGTTGAACGTGCTGCAATTCTTTCGGGATATTCTTCCATATTCTAATTAAATCATCCATGTCATCTGCGCCAAACAGCATATCCTTTGCTTCTGATACGGCTTGATCAGATGGGCCTTTAGGTGCTTGCTGCGCCTTCGGTGGTGCCTTGGCCGCGTCGTTGCCGTCGTCGTCCTCTGGCGCAATGCCTGACATGCTCATAAGCCCATATCGGCGCGCGTATGTAACTGCCGAGCCATAACCCTGCATGTCGTTTTTCTGCACGATCAGCGGAACGCGGCATTTCAGAACTTCGCCGCTAGGGCCGTGAATTAGCATGGTCTCAACGTATCGGCCCGTTTCATCTTCGCCCGTTGGCTGAATGACAGCAATCCCAGACTCGTTTAGCGCGGGCAAGCATGCCTCAGTAACGCTGGCGAGGTCTGCATACTTTGATTTGAAATGCGGATTGTTTGCAGACTTCAAAGCCTTGCCCATCTTTGCTTGCGCAGATGCTAGGGCGGTGGCGATGTTGCCAAACACTTGCGCCTTTGCTTTGTTTTCTGTTATGCTGTTGTCAGTCATTGCGGTTCTCCCACCGTTCATGATTAGGGCCGGGACTGTGGATTTGACGATCCTGCCCGGCCCCTTCTTTGTCGCATACGTCAGCTAGATATGCAATAGATTAAAATGGCAAATCGTCGAGGTCCGCGCTATCTTGACGTGTGCCGCTGTTGCTACCAGACGACTGCCCGCCGCCAGTCACTTGATCGTATCCGCCGCCAGACCCGCCGCCGTTGTTTGCGCCGTCCAGCATGGTCATCACTGCGCCGGGGCCTTGCAGCACGACTTCGGTGCTGTAGCGATCTGCGCCGCTCTGGTCCTGCCACTTGCGCGTTGTTAGCTTGCCCTCGATGTAAATCTTGCTGCCCTTCTTGAGAAACCGTTCACAGATGCCAACAAGCCCGTCACCGAACACGGCAACCGTGTGCCATTCCGTCGATTCCTTGCGTTCGCCGCTGTTCTTGTCCTTCCAGGTCTCGGACGTAGCAATGCGCAGGTTTGCGACCTTGCCGCCGTTGCCGAATGTCCGCACCTCGGGGTCAGCGCCCAGATTGCCAATCAAGATGCACTTATTTACAGAACCAGCCATATTATTTGCTCCCTGCAATTGCGGTTTCATACATGTCCAGCAAGGCGTCAGCCTCGGCCACAGCGTCCCTGTCCTTCTTGCGGCGGGCGATGACTGCGTTGAACGTTGGCAGGTCGTAGCCAAACGATTTGACCTCTACGTTCAGTTCCTTAATGTCGTCAGCTGCGTCGGTTTTAACTAATTCCAGCCGCTCCCTTCGTTCCACATATGCGGTCAGTTGTGCATTGTCGGTCATTCTTTGCATCCTAATTTTGGCATTGCTATTTTGCTGTCTAGTTGCTGCGAGACCTTTGCCACTCCATTGCTTGCTTTCTTGACCAGTTCGTCAAAAAAGTGCATGTCTTTTTTGTAAATCCATCCCGAAGCATGACAGAAGCCTTGTGACTCTAGCGCGCGCTTTTTCTTTTTGCGGTCACTCATAACCAGTCACCCGAAGCTCGCTGGCCATGTGCAGCCTTTTAACTGGCTGCCCAACAATAAACTTTTCCCAAGCACCAATGACAAAAAGTTGCCGCTCAATTGGTAGCATGTGCCGGCCTGAAGCGGCGTCACGAAAAAAACGCTCTCGCAAGGCATGTGCCGGGCATCCATCAAAGCTGGGAACTCCTGTCTTGATGACATTGGCAAATGAAAGCGCTCTCCATTTATATCCGTTGCGTGTCGCGATATAAAGCAAAGCACCAACCATAACCCGCAGCTTTGGAACAACTATGCTAAAACTTTCGCGGCTGGCTTCTACGATTCCCGGCGATAATTCAATAAATTCAAAAAGCTCTTGCGCTGAAGCGTGTGTTCTTTTCGCCGTTCCCGGCTTTAAAGTCATAAGAATCCGAGCAATTGCGGCTAAATTTCCGGCGCTTTTATATCCGTAGAATGTCAAAACGTCTGACTGAGTGCGGCTTGAACCCATATCAATCGTTTTAGTGCTTTCAGGTGCCACGCCACTAACAACGATTGACGAAAACGAAACGCCCGCTTTCATGCCTGCTGTTAGTCGATGATGACCGTCAATTAGAACGCCGTTTACATCAAATATAATGCTTTCGCCGTTCTGCATCCACTTGTTGGACGCCATGTCGCGAGCGTAAGCCATAACCTTGGTTTGCTTTAGGTTACGGTTGCCGATGCTGCTGGCAAGCATGCCTTTAGCACGCTCTGGTGTGATGGTTTGGATTGATGTTGTAATCATTGCAAATCTCCCTTTGCTATGCCACTTGTTCCATATATTGCCGCGCGGGGCAAGAGCTTATTTCAAATATTTTATATCATTTCCCCCCGCCGATCTGCGCCAGCGTTTCGTGTTTGCCGTAAGACATGCCAGCCTCGTTAAAGTCTAGCTTAACTGAACCCTTGCCAAACCCGTAAAGCTGGCTGTCGCGCACCTTCCAAGTTGTCAAACGGACAAACTCAGAACCGTCGTCGCTTGTCTCTTGGTGAACTGAAAAACCTAGGCTTGGCTTGTTCGAAAATGCGGCACTGTCCGCGATGTCGTAACCGGTAGGGCTGCGCGGCTTGCCGTCGGTCATCATTTTTCGCGGGTGGGCAATCAGGCAAATGTGCGTGTCATATTGTTCTGCCCAGACGCGGATTTGCTGCAATGCGAAGTTGATGTAGTTTGTCAGGCTTTCCCCAGGTGCAGGTAAATGCTCAATCTCGTTCCAAGGATCGACCACGATAAACTTGCAACCGTCGCGCACCGCCAGCGTGTAAATCATATCGCGGAGCCAACCTAAGTTGTGGCCCTCTGGGATGTCGTCAAAGGTCCGATGCACAACCCTAAAATTTGCGTCTAGGGCGCGTGCAACTTGTTTCTGTTCAGCTTCGTGCAAATCGTCCCAAGCCCGAGCAGTTCGCAGGCGGCATAAGTGATCTCGCGTGCGGTATGGGTGGGTTTCAAACGACAGAAACCCGACCTTGATGTCTTCATTCACGGCCAAATGATAAGCGGCAAACGTCGTTATCGTGGATTTACCAGACCCCGGCGTTCCTGTGCCAACCGACATAGCCCCGACCTCAAACGCTAAAACATAATCTAATTCTGGAACGCCAGTCCGCAAAACGCGGCGCGTTGGCAGCGGGGGCATGTCAGAAATACCCGTGATGTATCCGCCCGTCGGGTCAATCAACTTGGCTTCGGACATGCAGCGGCATATCTCGCTTTCACCGAGCTTAACCAGCACGTCGTTTGCGTCCTTGCACCCGTCCGGCCAAGTGACATATCTGACTTCGTGGCCTTTTAGGATGTTCGCCACAGCGCGTGGCAGGCCCCTTCCAGCGCTGTCAGCATCTCCGGCCACTATGACTGCGGACGAACGGCGCAACGCCTCTTCTGCACCCAGCAGACAAGCGCGCTTGTCGCCCTTTTCATCCCATCCGTCAGGCACCGACACGACGCGGCCAAATCCGGCCTGCATGATTGAAAGGCAATCAATCTCGCCTTCGGTAATTATAACCGGGCCGTCGCCTGATTTTAAACAGTCCTCGTTGTAAAGGCCGCGCGACACGTCTTTAGTTGACCGGAAATCCTTGCCTTCAACCGTCCGCCATTTAGCGGCGTAAGGCTTGCCGTTGCGCAGATACGGAAACACGACCGCCGCTCCCTGCATCCCGGGGTGATCCTTGCGAACTACCCCCATCCCGTCTGTCAAAGCAGGCACGAGGCCCCGGACCTGTTCGAGCCACTGGCTTGCATCCATCGTCATCGTAAAATCTCCCGCCCATAAATGCGCAGTGCCAGCAGCACCACTGAATCCCATCTGCTTTGAACGTCACCGACAAGCAACGATCTTTTTTGTTTTTGCGGGTGTGGCTGCACTGCGGGCAAGTTGTTCGCTGCGTCCCGCTGGATTGCCGAACCGTGATTCCAGCATCGTGCAAAATTTCGTAGCTTGTCGGCATGACCTGCCCCCATGAATTTACCGCCCATCATCCACGCTCCGGGATGAAGCCAAACGCACCCGCAAACTGTCCGCCGGGTTTTGGCTTTTGCTGTTGGTCGCCTGGCTTGGGCGGGTAAACTGTTTTCCACCCGTTTTGAATTGCAGTTTCAACGGCGTCTTTCGGGCTTTCCATGCTGCCCAGCTTCTTTGCAAAAAGCGTTATCGCGTGTTCAGTCATCGCCGATTTTAGCGCCTTGCGGTGCGCCAGCCATTGCCCAGATAATTCATCGCCAAGAACACAATCCAAAGCGCATCGCGCACTATCTTTATATTCTATTCTATTCTCTTCTATTCTGCTTGAAGCATTAGCTTGAGGCGGTTTGTTTCTTTCCAATGGCTTAGCAGCGTTTTCAGCTCGTGTTCGTCCACCATTCGCACCCCTTTCGGATGCTGAAACACTCGCGAACCCACGCTGAACCAACTCCGAACGCGCTCTGAAATTCCAAATCTGACCATTCTCAACTGTGATCTTTTTAGCGTCTAAAAGTGCAGCAACAAGCGATCTTGCCTTGCGCGTTGAACACCTAAACAGGCCCGCCAAAACTCGGTCTATGTTTGGAACAGGGGCGTCGTGTTTGTGGATTGCGTTTACGATTCTAAGGTATGCGGCCTCTTGCTCTAGGGTCAGATTGGCAGTGCCAAAGTCCCATGCGGCGGGGTCCATCTTGTAAAAGCTGCTCACTTTCTGACCTCGCCTTCGGCATTGCGCCGGGCAATATCAGCCGCCAGATCGCCAATGGATTTCCACGGCGTCGGGACGTTTGTAATTGGTGATTTGTATGTCATCTTCGGCCTCCTGTTTGGGCCAAGCCTCTTGCGCATATAGTTGGGCAATGATATAAAGGCTTAGCATGTTTGAACGCTTGCACGATACCCCGCCTCTCCGGCGAAAGCAAGGCCCGCTAGATCACTCTGGCGGGCCTTTGTTATGCGGTGCCGTCTCTGACAGCCTTGGAGAATGCAACAGCCTCGTCGTCGTCGCGGATCACAACGGCATGGCCTGGCCAGTCCCGAAAGAACTCCACTTGTTTAGGCCGCATAGGTGCCTTGGGTCCGTCCTTAACCTCGACAAGGTATGTCCTGCCGCCGTATCCGACAACAGCGTCCAGCGGCAGGTCTAGGGGGTACACGGACAGGCCATGCGCCCGCAGGATTGCAAACACGCTTGCCTCGTTGGCATCGCGCTTGGCCTTCATTGGGGGGCGTCTCATGCTGCAGTCCTTTGCTGTGAGGCACTGGCGCGGATGCGGTCCATCAGCCAGGCAATAACAGGGACCGCCATGCTATTGCCCAGCGCCTTATATTGCGGACCATCTGCGGCGGGTTTGTTGCGGTAGGTGATGGCGCAATAGTCTTGCGGGAAGCCTTGCAACGAGTGGCATTCGCTTGGGGTCAGGCGACGAACTGCCCAAGGGGTTGCAATATAATCGCCGCCTTGATTTCCACCAGTAGGCCCGCCCGCCATAATGGGCTGCGCCACTTCCGTTTCCCGCGCCTTGTAGTCCTTGCCACTGTTCATCGGCATAATGCTATAAGCTTGTTGTATAGGCACCAACGGCGTCCCGCGCCCAGTCCCGTCTTCGCTGGCGTCAAGCCCTTCGCCGCGCAGGGAGTGCGCAATCATCGTTTCGGTTTCTGTCACGAACATTCCGCACCCACCGTTTATGTGCTGGTTTTCCAGACCCATCTTGTCGCCAAAATGAGCATTGAGCGTAGGGGCAACATCAGCGCAAATCAGGTGGCCGTTGTCTGCGTCTTGCGCTCCGACACTGCGGCAAGTGCGTGCTGTAACTGTGCTGGCAACACCTTCCCGCGTTTTTCGGCGCGGCGGAGTATTCCCGCGCAGGCTTTGGCGCTCAAATAAAACCGCTGCGGGATCAACTGCCCCTCCAAAATCGACGACAACGAACACACGGCGGCGTCGTTGGGCCACTCCGAAGTATTGAGCATCGAAAACCCGCCATGCAGCCCGTGACCGTGGCCCGGACACCATACCGACACTGGGCCAGCTTCCACCGTCTGGTGATCGTAAGGCATCATCTGCCCCGACAAGCCCGCCCAAGAAACATCCAAAGGCGTTTCCTTTGTCTGACAGGACGCCGGGAACGTTTTCCCATAAGACGGCGAGGCGTCCATCATGTCGATCATTGACGATTGCATGGCAAGTCTCCACAAATTTAAGGGTTAAGTTGCCGCGGGCGTCGTCAGTGCCTTTGCGCAGGCCAGCCACAGAAAACGCTTGGCACGGCGTCCCGGCGACCAGAACATCAGGCAACGGGACACCACGCGCCCGCGCCAGTTCCGGCGTCACTTCGGTCATGTCTCCCCACAGCAACGGGTCGCCTTGGTTGTGATCGTCTGGCAGCTTATATCCGTGGCGCTCTTGCAGCACCGCGCGGGGGAAATTCTCAATCTCCGAAGCCAGTCGCCAGTCAACCCACGGGGCCGCGACTTCTGGTGCGCCTATCCCGCTGCACATAGTCCAACCAATCACACCCCGCCCCCGATCACGTCGAACACATCTGCTGCGGTATCCGCCGGCGGAACTTGGTATGTCGTCATCTGATCCGAGCGCCAGGCAATGCCGTCTAGCGCGCGGTCGCTGCGGCTGACAACCGACACGGTGGCCGCGCGGCTGCGGGCAACTGGCGCAGGCGGGATTGCGAACGGTGCGGGGCGTAGAGTTGCGGGGGTCACGCGCTAACCTCTTTGTGTCGGCCTTGCGCGCTGCGAAGTAGTTCGCCGTCAACTCGGCCCGCCAAGAAAGATTCGCGGACGAAATCCGGGTCCATGCCCGCAAGATTGCAGACGGTGTGAAAGTCTTTCCCGGCTTTAGTTATCCACTTGATAGACGCTTTTTTGGCTCGAGAGTTTTCGGTTGTGTCGCCCGTAAACGTGGCGTCGATCATTGCCTGCATCAGAACGTGCTGCCATAGTTTGTTTTCCGGTGTCATTGCGGCTCCTTTAGCGCATAGCGCTTTGCTAGTTTGTCAATGGCTTCCCGCACGATTGCGGAAATGTCCTTATTTGTAGCCTCGGCAAGGCGGCGCGCCTGCTCGTGCTGCTTGGGTGTGACCCGTACTTGAATGTATGATGTTTTTCTCATGTCGTCACATTGTCATAACATTTGTATTGACGCAAGCGCTTTAACATGCAAATGTCAGGAAAGAACAAATTAACCGGAGAGAGCCAATGAATACTATCCTAACCCGCAACTACGACACCCTTGTCGCTGAGGTAAAAGCGCATATCGCAGCTGATGCTATTATTCCAGGCGCATACTGGAAGCCGTCTGACAATAAAGTAGGCGGAACTGGCTGCTTTATTTCTTGCTTGACGCACTCCGACGACCCGGCCCCAGCCTTTGAGCGTTTTGGCCTGCCCGAGCCGCTTCTCCGGATTGCAGAAAGCATTTTCGAGGCTCTTCCCAGCGCAGATGCAAAGGCCTTCTTCGCGGCATTGCCAGATGCTGTGGCTTGCGATGGGAAAGACCTTTCGCGCGTTCACTGGCATTTTCTAGCCGCTGAATTGCGGGCATTGCCTGCGCAGATTGGCGACGTAAAAGAGGCAATTGATTGCGTTATTGTTGGCATGGATTTGCTTGCGAAAGGCCAAGATTGGCCAGACGCCGCCGATGCCGCCGCTGCTGCCGCCTGTGCCGCCGCCAATGCCGCCGCCGATGCCGCCGCCTATGCCGCCCTCGCCGCCTGTGCCGCCGCCCGTGCCGCCGCCCGCGCCGCCGCCGATGCTGCCGCTGCTGCCGCCTGTGCCGCCGCCGATGCTGCCGCCCTCGCCGCCTGTGCCGCCGCCCGTGCCGCCGCCCTCGCCGCCGCCGATGCTGCCGCTGCTGCCGCCTGTGCCGCCGCCCGTGCCGCCGCCTATGCAGCTGCCCATGCCGCCGCCAATGCCGCCCGCGCCGCCCGTGCCGATGCCATCAAACGGCAGCGCGATACCCTGTTGCAACTTATTGCCGACGCGCCAGTCGTGAAGGTGGCAGCATGACCCGCAATGAATACAACGCCGAAGTTTACGCCGCTGTCATAGATGGCGCTTTATGCATCATGGGCTGCATCGTTGTGTTTGCGCTTGCCATAGCCGCCGCCGTGGTGCTGTTGTGAGCGGCCCGCCAGACGTTGAGGCGTGGTGGGAAAACCGGCATCACAGCGTTGCTGATATGTTTGGCGATGCGCCCGTAGAAACGCAGGCGCAGCTTGATAGCCGCCTTTCCGCAATGCAACGCACCCCCGGCGATGACTGGTGGCTGAAAGGCTGGGCTAACCCGCTGGAATATGGCCGCAACGGGCGCGGCTGGGGCGATTAATTTAACAATGGAGTATGACAAAATGCAACACGCACTGCAAACCGACTTGAACCACGAAATTAACGCTCTCATTGAGGAATGGATTGCCGACAACCCCGATGCGACAGCGGCCACGGTTGAAAACGCAATTATCGACGCTGGCAATGACTTTGCCGCCCGTGTGTTTATGGCCCAGGATTATGCGGAAGAGCGCGGCGACTGGCTGCTTGAACAAAATCGCGACCGGGAGGCGACGACATGAACTTGTTTCCGCCTGGATACGAAAAGCACCAGCGCGCCGCGCCAGACGAACCAGCCCGCTTTGCGGAGTTGCGCACGGGGAAAATGTCCAAACCTACCCCGCCGCCTGTGTCGCCAGGCAGGGCGTTACTGACATACGCCTGCGCCGCCGCTATCGTGCTGGCAATCATTGCGCTGATTGACCTTGCCGCACGCCACTAGCAAAATCGGCCGCAGCACAAACGAAAAACCCCGCGCCTCAATTAAGGGGCGCGGGGTTATGGTATTGCTTAGATGTCAGACGGAACCTGCGTCAGCCCCATTGCCGAGAGTGCCGCAAGTCCGTCCTCGTTTGGCATGATCGTGATGCGGTTGGGATTGGCTAGCGGGTTAATCAGGTTCCCGTCAGCGTCCCTAGGCACGACGTAGAGCAACGCCTGAGCGCGATCTGCACCTGCCATGCTCACTTCATTGGTGTCGTCCCACACGGGCCGTGCCAGCGGGCTTTGCGCCCCTACCATCCATTCATCCAGTGCATCAAACGACGCGGCGGCGTAGAGATTGCCAGCCGCGTCTTGCCATAATGGATTGCCGTAGGTCAGGGCGTCAGGTGGCCCGAAAGCAAGAACCATTGCTAGGTCGTTTCCATCCTGCATATGCGCTACAGGGCAAGCTGCGGTTAGTCTCATAGCGTAACCCCCGTTAGTTTGGCTGTTATTTTTTCAGCGCGATCAATGTCAGCCGCTGTGGTTGTTTTGCCGCGCACGGTTAGGCCGTAGAGGTGGCCGCGCAAAAAGCGGGCCGATCCTTGCTGCGCGCCAATATGGATTGGCCGATTTGAATAATTGCCATTGCCTTGATCCCCAGCGGAACTAAACCCAACGCCGTCAATCCTAAGTGTGATTTCGTCAGAACCAATCTTTGCCAAGAGAGAAACAACATTTGATGCGGGCGCAGGGAAAGCGCCCGACTCAGCAGAACTAACAAGCGACCCCCTCGAAAGAGCGCCGTAATCTTTTGCCCCAGTTGAAAGCGGTGCATTTATTAGAAACGTGTTAGCCTCATTTCGCCCCAATTCCACTAGATTGGCCACGGCGGCGTCACTCAGCTTCCGCACCCCAGCAAACACCGTCATTTCATCAGTGGCCGTGAAATCAATCGAAGGCGTGGCCAGCGCGTCGTCCACCCCGTCGAAGGACAGGTAATGCACAGACGGAACACCCGTTTCCGTGACCTCGTATTGCGTGACGACTTTTTGGTAGTCGGTAGCGGTTGTGCCAAGTTCGAGTTGGGCAAAAGTAACAGAGCCACTCACCGTCAGCGTTAGCGATCCCGCAGTGGGCGTAAACGTAAGGCTAACCCTGTCCGCAGCACCAGTGCCGACCAGTGGCCCCGCAGTGCTTGCACCTGATAGCGTAACTGTGCCAGTGCCCTTGAATGAGATTGTATGCGCAACAGCCGTGACGGCTGCGGATTGCGTCGCCATTACATCTGTCTGCGTCAGCAGGTTCCGCCGCCCGCCGAACGGGTGAATGCCGTATGTAGGCCGCTTTGCCGCCGTGGC